GTTATGGTGTTGCTGGTCGTTTGGTCGCAAGCGTTCGCTATGGTTTCAATAGACTGGTCATCCATGAAAGCGCTTGCAAGCCCTTTCCCATAAATAGGATTGGTTAGGTAGTCACGCAAGCACATGGCAGGGTTTTCGCTGTATTCTGTTAGTCCAGTGCGAGTATCTAGGACTTTCTTGCCGCGTATTACAGCTTGAACCTGAGGCTCGCCGCGCCAGACCGACAACTGCGCTTCTGGGTCCGGCATTTGCAGCACGATATAGGCGTAACAAAGCCCGTCTAGCCGATGGTCGATAGTCCAGTTTGGGATGCCTGAAACCGCAGCAGCGCTTGCCGGTTGCCCTGCTTCGCCAGTGAAAAAGTCAACGCTAAACCATTTCCCGTTTAGCCGTCCTCCGATGAACTTTTCATCGGTTGACTTTACCCCGTTAAAGTAAAGCGTTTCTAGGCCGTCAACTTCGCCCTCTGAAAACACGCATATAAGGTGCAGCAGGTCGTTCCATGCCTCTTCGGGCGTGTCTGTAACGTATTTGTGAACCTTAATCGCGCCCACTTTGCGTGTTCCGTAGATGACGGGAATCGGCTTATCCGCACCTTGACGCTCAACCGTGATTGGGTTTTCAGGCGTTGGCGTTTCTAGGAAGTCCCATATTGACCCAAGAAACTCTATTTTCTTTAAAAAGTTTATAACACTATCGACAAAACCCATTAGTCCCTAGCTCCCCATATAACTTCTTTCTGTACGGCGGCGGCAAACTCAAACCCTTTATCTCCCGGATAAAAACGCTGCTGACTCGCTGGCGTTGTGCGCCTGCCCGCTGGCTTCTTCCAGTCTGCAAGCTCAGATGCAACCTTGAGGCTCACTACTGACTCTCCGTTTGGGTTTTCTTTGCTTCCGCTACCCACGATGCGCCAGTTGTTTAATCGCATAGCATAATCGCCAACAGGCTGACTGCTAGAGTCAAGCCAAACGCGGTCAACGAACAAGCGCTTATTGAGTGCCCCGCTATTGTTTAGCAGTAATGCGTTCATAGTTAAATCAGCGCCAGAAAAATTTACGCTAATCTGGTTAACACGAAGCTCAGCGCTATACTTTGGCGTACCCATATCGAGAATAAGCCCGTTACCCAGAAACGTATTGCCTCCAAACTCAATATCAAACGCCGCCTCAGTGAAGTAATACTCGCTGTCACCTACCTGAACTGTAACCAAATGAGCAACGGGCAAATCATGGCGCATTGCGTCAATCACTGCTTGCGGTATATCAATCATAGCGCCTCCACTAAATCCAAGTCGATTCGAACCGAGTCGGTATCTGCCGATGCGTTAAACTCAAGCGGCCTACCTCGCAGCTTGCATGACCATGTAACATCGTTAAACGTGATTGTTTCACCGCTCGTCACGGTTCGACGCAAGGCAGGCGCGAAGTCGAAGTTTCCACCGCCCACGCTGGTTACAACATAAACTTTTGAGTGTCCGCCAAACTGGAAGAACTTGCCGACCTTGACGTCCGCAACTGAGCCAGTCGTAGTTATATTGGTGTCACCTATCGCGCCAGTTGTGCTGGTTGTTTTGTCTGTTGCGTCACTGTACGAATAACGAGGCAATCTTACGTCGATTAACTGTAAGTCCTGCTCTCTTGCCGCCATAAACCCCCACACCGCGTCTGCATCATCAGGCGTTAGCAATGTGGAGCGCAAACTAATATCCCATCGCTGCGACGGCGTTTTTCGCTGCAAATAAATCAAGCTCTGCGATTCACTTGTTGTCACAGGGCTATTATTTTGCACGCGAGCGCTCTCTATTCCGTATTCTTCTGGTAAAAGCGGCATTATCGGCTGCCTCCTAATCTCATGCCTCGGTCGTCAGCAACGGACGCGACAAGGTTGTAGAATAAATCGCGGTTTCTGGTCGCCCATTGTGTTAAACCTTGCTCACTTGGCGGAAGATTAAAGTTAAATTCGGCTTTCATTTCTCGCTGCTCATTGTTATTCGTCGTATTCATTTCGTTGCGCAACTGGCTGTTCGGCATAACTGAGCCATTAGTATTCATGCGTACAATTTCGGGTCCGCGTTCACCAACTAGATATTCGTTGCCTGCTAGGACTTGTCCGCCTGCTGCGCGAGGACTGTACTGCTGTCCCTGTATAGCTGACACTTGAGCTGCCCCCATTGCCGCAGCAGATACGCTAAAAGCAACTGCAACAGGCCACGGAACGCCGGGCGTCGCGAGTGCGTTTGCTGTCGCCTGAAACGTGCTTATAAGAGCCTGAGCGGTCGCAAGGTCTTTGTAGCGCTCAAACGACTCTTTGCCTCCTTGCTTAGCTATTTCAGCAAAGTTACCAAAAGCCTGACCGAGATAATCAAGCGACTTCATCATAGACTGATTCTGCTGCTCTTGCTCCTGCTCAGCTATCCTTCTACGCTCCGCCGATGCCTGCTCTTGTATAGCTGTTTTCTGGTCTTCGAATTGCTGCGTTAACTCAAGCTGTGCTTCATTCGCTTCTTGAATGTTGGCGTTCTCAGTCTGACGATACTGGTTGATTATGTTCGTGCGCTCCATGTATCGCTGTTCGAGCAAAGCAAGTTCGGTTTGCGTTTCGGCTCGCACTCGCTCTGCTGCCGCTTCGCCCTGACTCATATCGCCAGTAATCTGCGGCTGAACGGTTAATCCTTCTTTGGCTATGTCTCCTTGTAGCTTTTCAAAATCAGAGCGCACTGACTCGTCATCTATGCCGTTGTCACCGCCTTGCTGCCCACCCTGAAAGCCTCCAAACAACCCTGACGGTTCGCCAAGTGGTATCTCATTCAGGGCAATCTTGGCTTCGTTTGCTTTTTCTTTTAAGTTATTCAGGTATGCGTCTGCGCTGTCAGTTGGCAGGGGTTCATTCGCCAGCCTGACCAGCTCCAGTCTTGTGTTAGCTACATCCTGACTAGCTTCGTCCAGTGATTGCCTTAAACTGGGAACCTGTGAGGTGTCAAATTCTAGTTTCGGTATATCATCAAGGAATGGGAGCGCATTATATCTTTCTATTATAGCGTTTATGTTAGCTGTCACGCTTTTTTCTATTTCTATGAAGGCTTGCTGAACAGACACAGCGAAAGACAGCGCAACCTGCTCTGCTGTTCGGAAAGCGAGCTCAGCAGACAGAAGCCCAAGCTCGATACCTCTAAAAGCGTCCCCAACAAAAGCGCCACCTCTAATAATGCCCTCAAAAGCAGCTCTAGCTGAATCGTCAAAATCAGATAGGTTCTCAGATAAGTCTACAATTACATCACCAAGCAGGGATATTGCACCAGAAGACTGATTAGCCTTTCCTAGAAATGTTGTCAGATTATTATTCGCAACAGTCAACGACTGTCCGAACGTGCGCTCTGACTTATCGAATATGTCATCAATCGTATCGCCGTAGTTTTCCAACGAGCGGATTAGAAGCTCTGACGTTATCTGGCCTTCTGCTGCAAACTCTCGCAGCTCACCAATCGTCTTACCAGTTTCAGCGGCAACAGCCCGTAGTATCTCAGGTGCGCCCTCGGCAACGGAGTTGAACTCGTCACCACGTAACGCGCCAGCCGCCAAGCCTTGTGACAACTGACGGATTGCGCCAGCAGCTTCTTGGGCAGTTGCTCCGGATGCAGCGAATGACTTGTTGATGATGTCAGTGATTCGCACCAAGCGGTCTTGCGATATATTTAGTTCGGTGGTGTTTCGTGCAAGGGTTGCATATAGCCCCGCCGTTGACTCAAGCTCGGAGCGCGTATTATTGGCAACCTCTAGCAACTCGCGCTGAATGTTGGCAAGCTCTGAGGTTGATTCTGTAACTATTTTAAGCTGGTTCTGTACGCTTGTGTAAGCGTCCGCATACCTAACCACGGCGCGAACACTTAAAGCCCCGCCCAACGCCACAAAAGCATTGCGCAGAGCAGTTGTAGCGGTCGTCGTAGACTTCCCTCGACTCTCAAGGCGCTCAAGGTCATCCGTCGCCCGTCTGACTTGACGACTGTCTGCTAATAGTTCAACTCTTGCTTGCGTCATTACGGACTCCGTTTGCGGTTATGCTGATAGTATAGCGCAACTGGTCAGACCAGACAAACGGGGATTGTTTGGTATGGTTGGGGTGTTGCTAATTGAGAGGAGGTAATAATGCTAGACATATTTTTTACAGTTATGACTGCTATAATATTAATTATGGGAATACTTGCGCTTTTCGATAAGGATTAATTATGACTGAAACGATACCTAAAGAACTTGATGAAATACTAGACCTTGTAACAGATTTTCTAGAGGATAAAGGGAACAAAAGCTACTTTATTTCTTCATTCAAAAAGCGCGGCGAATACAGAGTGGAAGTTAAACTCATGATGTCGTCCAAAGAAGCTTGCGATTTGTGGGTTGAATTCATTGATGTTTTGATAGATAAAGAAATGGATACCGATTACCCAATGGTTCATTTTGGAAGGAGTGAACATTATGATGAAGAAGCGTAATACAGTTGGTGATGCTGTAATAACCAATATCTACAAAGACAAATACGAACCGGAGGATACAGTGATAGAGTTTAAAGGCAGCAGCATAACAGCAGATGAAGTTCAATACGCCCTTGAACAGCGTGCTAACGAGTTGTTTGGCGAAGAAGTTGGCGGCGGCAGCTATAACATTGGATATGGAGATGGGTGATGCTATTGGGTGAGTGGGTTCTTGCAGCGTATCTGGCAACCAACTTGATATTGCTGTTTTTAATAATGTGGAGAGGCATTAATTATGATTAAGGGTGAATGTGAACACGGAAACAGGTCGCACCAATGCATCTATTGCGAAGCCGATGAGCTTAACAGAGAGGTGGATGAACTAAAAAACACAATTACTGAATTGGAAGAATATATAAAGTTGGTAGATGAGGAGAACTATTTGTTAAACCTTACTCACAGAGACTGCCGCAGAATTATAAATAAGCACCAAGAGTCATTGAAGAGCGTTGACGAACAAAGAGAAGATACAGCTATCGCTATTAGAGGTGAGCTTAACAAGATTTTAAGGTGGTCAGTAAGGCGACGGTATATACAAGCCTTTAACCATGCTTGCTCTAACTTAGGAATATTGAAGAATCACACAACTTGGAAATAAAGGATAACACAATGACTCAACTAACAACCGAACATATAAAAGCAATACTAATTGGCGCACCTGACGTGGCAACGCATTACGAGATAGGCGGTATATATTATAGACAGTTAAATAGTGATGGCTGGTTTTGGTTTAATATGGATGAATGGGTTAAGGGTGGCCCGAGCTCTCTTAACCCTCCTCTATATTCACTTGAGCATCTTTATGAGATATTTGTACTGAGGACTGGCAAAGAGACCCTTAGCCAGTTTACAGAAAATGAAAACGAACTACCGAAAATCGGGGAGTTTGTCGAAATAAAGGAGTGGGTTAACACTTGGGAGGTTTTGAGATACTTTACTCATAAAGAGCTTGGTTATGGAGCTATTTTATGCTGCCATACAAAACTTAATAGCTTCGGTTTCTTGCCAATAGATGACTTTAAAGAAAGGCTTGTTAAGTAAAACAAAAGCCCTCACTCCGAGGGCTTCTTCTGACTCTTACACAAACACCGCCAAATCCCCATAACAGCCTGCACCTCAAACGGTGCGGGCTTTATGCCATGCAAGCTAAACCACGACTGCACCGCTTGTGCTGAAAAGTCATCGCCGTTCATGGTGCGAATCTCACAGAACCATTCCCACAAATAAGCAGCTTCATTCGGAAACGGCAGCGGCTTGTACTTGTCGGGTATCTCGCGCTTCTTTGCAAGAAATGACCAATGCTCTTCGTATGTTAGGCTTTTCGGGTTTTTCGGGTCGATTTTTTGCCAGAGGAAGAACTGTCTTTCGCACCATCGGATGAGTCGGTCGATGGCTTCGGCTCTGGCTTCCCCAAGCGCCCTGCTTCAATGTAAATCTTGTCAATGAGCGCACGCTTTTTGCGTAGTAGCTCGCAGGCGTTTTCGATGGTCAACTCATCGTCGAGATTCCATTCTTTGATTAGATGCGCTGCGGCTTCGCGGTCGATGGTGTCTTGCTCTGCTGGCGTGCGCTTTTTGGCGTCGTCACCTTTAACAAGATTCTCACGCCAGATTGAACGAATGTATGCGCTGTACACGCTGGATTCTGTACTGAGTATGGTCAAATCAATGCCGTCATGCTCAACTTTGCCAGATAGCGTATCAGGGTCTTTCATGTCAGATAGTTTCATTGTAACCTCATGCCTTGCGGTTAATCCGGTTGATTAGGCGCAGCAGGCGACTGGATGAGTTCCGCTTTTCGGGTTGTTCCCTAGCTGCAATGAAATAATACCACTGGTAAGACCAGTTGAGCAAATAAAGTGTGGTATGGTGGGGTGTCAACTAAAAAAGGAGGTTTTTGTGGAGCTTATAAAGAACGGGAGTCCGGCTAAGTGCGACACAACCAAAATGTCGGAGGCGGACATTCAAATGGCCATAGCTAACAAAATGATGGAGGCAGGTATTACACCTAGATTAGAAGTTTCAATGCGCAGCTTTTTTATGGGCAAGAAAAAGGCTGTTATAGACATTGTGGGGTTCGTAGATGGTATGCCAGTAATTGCTTTTGAGGTAAAGACACCAAAGACAATAAAGACAAGGAGCAAGCAAAGGTTTTATCAAGATATGGTTATGACTTGGTTGTACAATCATGGCATCCCTTCGCTCTTTGTGTGCTCTGTTTGTGATGCAGTTAAAAAGATGAGAGGCGTAGGACTTATTTAGTCCAAAGCAACCCGCTACCAATCGCGGTGGCTGCTCACCTCGTCAACCACCAAGCGAAAAAACTACCAGCCAACGCCGCGATGGTTAACCATAAGCCAAACTTCTTGAGCGCGTCCATTTGTCCTTTTTGGTATCCTTCATGCTCGCGCTTTTTGCCTTCTATATCGTCGATGCGCTCACCTATCGCTCTAAATCCATCGCGTATTTCTGTTCGGAAGTCATCAATGCTGGTTTCTACGGCGGACAAGTGTTTCATGGTTTCTTTGTGGTCTGACTCAAGTCGTTTAATGCGCTCATCGTGGCGCGTCTTGCTTTCTTTGAGTCCATCCACTTCATGCCACAGCTTTTCCATTGGTTCCATCAGTTCGCCCTATAAGCGCAGTGTAATCGAATGTTTACAGTATAACCGTTCGGGTCATGGTGGCGCAAGTGATCAGACCAGTTTTGTGTGGGGAGTGTGGTATAAAGGGTGTGAAAATTAACTAAAAGGATATATGAAATGTCAGAGTCAATAGAAAAGCTAAAGGGTGAATCGGTTTTAAAGTGGAAGCACGAAATGACAAAGAGGGAGATTGACGTAATAGAACAGGCTCAAGACGCTAGTAGCGTTGAAGATATTGCAACTTGGTCGCTCAATAATCCCTACAAGATAGTAACTGGCAGGTCACTATACCATATAATTAGGAAGATATTAAAGAAAGTTGAACGCAGAGAAAAAGCCCCGCACTAGGCAGGGCGTGTATTCTTCGGTGCGCCTTAAACAACAGGCGTGCGCTCAACAATAATCGTTGAGCCAGTTGCACTGTCAAGCTCTGCGGTAAAGTCCAGTGAGATTGTGATTTCACCCTCACCGCCAACGTCTGTATTACCTGTGTTGAACATAGTGCGTGGCAAGGTAATCTTGTACGCATTGCCAGCCTCGTCTAGCAGGTTAACTTCAAGGCTCGACTTCTCGCCAGAAATGAACTTATCGTACAGCGTAAAGTTCTGGAACTGAGCCGTCACGTTGCCGCTGACGTTAATCTTGCCTTGCGGTTTTGAGCCGGTCGTCTTGCTAAACAGTACAAAGCTCGACTCGATGTTGTTCTCAACCGTCATGGTTAACTGAGTCACATCGGCAAGCTCTACGCCATCATCAAGAATCGAGCCTGAATCATAGCTGAACGGACAATCACCGCTTGGCTCAATATAGGTTGCGCCTGCTTTCTCAGCGTGCTCATTAGGCGAGTCAACGCCAATAACGCCAACCGTGAACACAACATCAGAGTTTGGTGTTAGCTCCAAGTTCAGCGTGTTCATCTCACAGCCGGTGTAGTAGCGGTATGAATCAGCGCCCAATGCAGGGTCTTGACGGAAAATCGTGAAGCCGCGACGCACTGAGCCGTTGGTCAGCTGGTCGGTTCCGACTGCTGGCGTGTCAGCTTCCCAAGTGCCCCCAAGCGCCGCTTCCAGTAGGTCGTCCTGATGCCCGTAAATCAGCAGTGACGGAATATCGCCGCCCACTGTACGGTTGCCGTGTCGCAAGCATTTACGGTCACGACCGCCAAGTAATGTTGCCTCGATTAGCTCTTTCGTCAAATTGACGTTAAAGCCTGTTGTTTCAAGCACTTTAAACTCTGGCGTTGCCGGAGTTGTGCCAATGGTGCTTTCAGCTACATATCCGACTCGTAGCCCTGAGCCTGTTGCAGTTGCCATAGGTAATTACCTCTGTTCGTATGTGTAAAAATCAACGTCGATTATTCTGCTGAACCAAACATCCTCATCAGCGCCTTGTCTGGTTGCAGCGGAATTTATTTTAACCACCTGCCCACCGTGGCTAAGTGATGCGCCTGTTTTGAATGTCGCTCGTACATTGTCAACAGCGCCATAAAGTGTGTTCATGCCTGAGTTCTTAGGCGTGAAAACCGTGATGCGTAGTAACCCGTCGCGGCGGTTGCGTCCACTTGAGCCAAGCGTAAGCACTTCATCCTCAATCGGCAAAATCTGCACACGCACCCACGGCTCGTTGGTTGGTGTCGTAAACCGGCTGTTGTCGTACTTGGTCGGATACGGCACGTTAGCCGCTACCACGCCACCGACAAGCGCGTTCTTAATGTTTAGGTCGCTCATGCTATCCGCTTGCTCCTTAGTATCGCCTGCCAACGCCTGACGTTCGTTGCTACCATTGCCGTTGCTGCCATTTTGCTTGTGCCTTCTTCCACATAGACCGCATATGGAACATTATTGTAAAGAAGCAAAAAGCCGCCCACGTCCGGTATTTGTTGCGTCGTTATGGTCGGAATCTTATCTCCTGTTGAGCCGTCGTTAGTCTGACCTATAAGCCAGCCTTTGATTAGCGTAGAAGTCCTAACAGGTGTCATCTGAACCGTGCCGCGAAACAACTCAACAACAGACTCTTTCCACTGCTTGTTGAGCGCGTCGGTTGCTATGTTCACAGCGCGTGATAGCTCGGTGGCGAAGGTCATTACAAATCCCAGTCGGGAGAAATAATGTCTTGCGTAGAGCCAAAACCCCAATCTTCTTCAATGTTAAACACGCCTATCATCACAAAGCCCTCACCTGCATCGTCCAAACAGCATCAGCCGCATCTTTCTGTGCGCTGACAATCTGACACTCTGTACCGTCAACATCGACCGTTACGCCGTCTGTACGTGGCGTGAGTTGCGCGAACGATGACACCTGCGCCAACAGCTTAAAGTCACCAATTTGTATCTGCACACCGTCGTACTGGCTTGCGTTGTAATCCTCACGAATGCACGGAATAGACTCAGTGATTGCAGGGTCGCCGCCTGTGGTCGTTTCGGTCACAGGGTCATACGTTCCGCCTGACTCTGGCTTGGTAAAATCACGCAACGGCGCGAAGTCTGCGAACTCGATGCCAAATAGTTCGCTTGCTACGTCCTGAAATTCGGCTTTTGTTGTCGGCATAACCCGCCCCGTATCTATTCAATGCTATTAGTATAACTGGTCTGACCAGTATTGACAAAAAGTTGTGCTATGGTTATGGGGAACTTAGATGAAGGAGAGGAAAGATGGATGAAAAATTAGCTGAGCAGATTATGCAAGCGAAGATTCGTGATTACACATCTAATAACGGGTGTTACCCGAAAGCCATGTATGTCGAGCCAGATATATTCTGTGATTTAAGATTCGCGGGGCTTCTTGATGTAATTTGTACATTAGGAACTGATGACCAATGCTACTACAGCGGCGTTAGATTACTGATTGATAAGGAGCAACAATGAAAACCTACAAACAACGCTTACCAGAGATTGACAAGGCTATATTCGACAAGTGCGGAGAATGGTACGAAAACACGTCTGATTACTTGATGTGCATACGCTCTCATGGCGTTGGACTTAACTACGCAACAAGCCACTATATATGGTCAGAAGATGACCATATCTGCACCCGCACCGAATTCGAATCACGCCTAGCAGATTGGCGGCGGTTGTATGAGTGGATGAATGCTAACGAGGATTTTTCAGGATGGCTTAACAATATGGCTGGAAAGCTATCAGGAATAAATGAAGCTAGAGTGCAAGACTTCAACTGGCAAAAATCATTGGAGTAAGATATGGAAGAAGATACTTACACGCACGAATGTGGAATCAAGCCATGTGAAAATGCAGAAGACTGGGAGCGTTGCGGCGTTGATGTTTCTGATTTCGTGCTTAGCGTTACTCAGACTGACAACAAAATAATTAGTGTTGAGGTTCGTAGTGCCAAGCGAGATAAAACAATAGCCGCCGCTGAGCACGCAATAGAGTTACAGACTAACGAGCCTGCAAACTCTACGCACTTGGGGATTTTGTATGATGCGGGGCTACTAACCCCTAACAACGCTACCTAACCCACCACCAACAGTAAACGCACGCAACAGCCTGTCCACGCTTGTTGTCGGATAGGTTGTTGTGTACTGATAGCCCTCGGCGTATGACGTAGAGGTAGATAATGAGCCGACTTGCTTAGTCTCGCTAGTCACCGCCCCTTTCTGACCTATGGAAGCAGGGTCAACAAACAAACGCCCGTTGAATTGCAACCATGCGGCTTGTGCTGCGGCGTTTTCCACGTCGCTAATAGCAACACAGTCGGTGGGTAGTTGCATCACTTGTGTGTCGTCTAGCGGCTCACCCTTGAACGTATACTGAGCGTTCATGAAGTCAACCGACGCAATAACAATCGCCGCTTCAATAGCAGCGTCATCTGTGCCGTAATCATAACCACGCGCATCAGCCCATGCTTTGAAGCCTGCCAGTGTGATGTATGCGTTTTCGCCTAGTGTGAGTGCCATTATCTACCTCGCTGGCTCAAAGTCTGTTGATAGGTTGCCTTCGCGCCAACTGGCGCGGTGCGATCACCCTTTACGTTCACGGCGGCGCTGTTGAGAGCGCCATGCGCGATAAAGAAAAGAGTTTGGCGGCGCATAATCACTCTTCTTTTGATTTTGGTTTGGCATCTTCTTTCGCCTTCTGCTGTTTCTTGACTGGTTGCTTAGGCTCTGGCTTTTCACCATTTCGCAAGCGCTGGTCAATCTTGTTTGCTGTCGCTAACATTTCTTGCATAGTAGGCATAAATCGCTCCTTATAAAAAGCCCCGCCCATAGCAGGCAGGGCTTGTATCGACTAACAATAGTGATTATCCGTTTGTCTTAAGAAAACTTAACGGAACGTTCTTGCGCTCGACAACACGGTCCCAAGAAGTATCCGCAGCCAGCTCAGATAGAGTAAAACTCTCGCCTGATGGCGTGCCGGTATTCTGGAAGCCGAACGGATGCAGCAACCACGTGTTACGCAGCCATAAGGTTTCGATGCCACCGCCGTTGCCTTGCTCTGGCGCTCGGTCAAGCTCTACTGGCACATCAGGAGAGCCAACGCCGTAACCAAACGCGCCCGCACCAAACAGGATAGACGTGTAAACGAAACCAGACGTGCCGCCCTCTTCAACTGGCAAGCCATCATCAAGGATAACGCGACGACCCAAGTAAGTTGGGATAGTCAACTGGCCTTGTGAGTCAGGGATAAAGTCGATGTCGTCATTGTCAACCATGCGCTTGTACACAACAGAGTGAACCGCAATCGCTGAATAGTCATCGAAGTGGTCACCTGATGTAAACGCTGCACTGGTGAATGCCTGACGGCTGAACAGGTTGTCAGCGGTCGCGTTAGCGCCGTCAGCGATAGATACGTCGTTGACCATATCTGAGCCATCGTTTGCCACGTTGTCTGCTAGGACACCGTTACAAGCCGCAATTAAACGACGCTGCCATTGGCGCTGGAAATACATGTCGGTACGCGCCCGAATGTGGTCCATTGCTTTTGGCCCCATTGCGAGCTCTGATGCTAAATCAGCAACCTGCCAGCCTTGGTTAACAAACGCTTTACGCGCAATCTGCTCGCCCTGTGTTACTTTCTGCGGAGTTGCAGAGTTAGCAGGGTTATCGTCAGAATAGTTAACCTCAATAGAGCCGTCCAAGTCTTTCCAGAATGGAAGCTCTGCGGTTTTACCTGCGGCACTTGCTAGTTCGTCAAGCAAGCCGTTTTGGTTGATAATGCCTGACTGGAAAAACGCAGTTTTCTCAGGGCCATTTACAGGCGGCAAGTCACGAAATACTGTGACATCAATTACATCGGATAGGCGTGTAGTAGCCATAGTTTATACCTCAACTGTTGTTAAATTCAGCTTTGAGGCGCTCATATTCTGCTGGATTGCTTTTACGTAGCTCTGCCAGCTCTGCGCCGTTCATTTCGTTAAATTTCTTTTTAACGGCACCGCCGCTTCCAGAACCTTTAGCCTGGCCACCGCCATTGGTGACGATTCCAGACTTTAAAAGCGGGGCAAAGGCTTCATCTTTTTCGATTTCGCCTTTAAACCCTGCCATATCCAATGAGGTGGCACTGCCATTCTCATCCAGAAACGTTGCTTCACCCGTTTGCGGGTCAATATCAATTCGACTTGAGATAAGCGCTTTAAATGCTTTATGCGCCTTGTCGTGCGCTAACTCTGCGCTAAGGTCTGACACAATACTGTTGCGCTTATCTGCTTTAATCTGCTTCTCAAGCGTTTCCAGCCGTTCTTTATACTGGTGCTCGCTTTCCTCTGTGCGCTTCTTCATGTCAGCTAATTGCTGCTGGTAGCGCTCTTCAATGGCTTTTACATCACCATTGGTTCGAGCCTTTTCTAGCGCTTCAGCTCGCGCTTGCTCGATTTCCTTTTTCTTTTCCTGCTCGTAGCTATTAAGCCGCTCTTCCAGCTCTTTAGCCCGTTGGTCGGCGCTCTTGTATTTGCCATCCAAGTCATCCAAAGTCTGCTTCAACTTCGCATCCTTGACGGGTACATATTCCTCGCCGTCCTGCACAAACGCTTCTTTTGCGTAATCGGGTAAATCTTCGTACTGCTCTTTCGTTAGTTTAGACATGGCACAGCCTCGTCAGTGTTTTAGTTTTAACAATCACAGATTGCCGTTCATGTAAAGTCTAACCTAACTGGTCAGACCAGTCAACTATTCAGGCTCTCGCGGCAACTGATTCGCAATCGAACTAATGCTTGGCGCTTCTTCCTCAAGATTCGCAAGCCACGTTTCAATCTCTTCGCCAGTACCCCAGCCGCCTTGCTCAAGAATCTTGATGGCCTGCTCGGTGGTGTATAAGCCTTCGGTTTTAGCGTCTAGCAATACACGCACTTCTTCGACGGACAGCTTAGGCGTTGCAAAGTCGCGCGGCAAGTCAATCACGATTTGGTCAAGTGCAGCCTCAACCGCGTCAGGCGCAAACAGGCCCTCAAACATGCCACAGTAAGCAGCCATGCGCTTCCATGCGTATTCCAGTTGTGAGGCCACAGATTCCAGCATGGCGTTCTGCTCAGTTGCGTCAATGTCCGCCTCAGTCGCTGTGCGCTGCGCCTGCATACCGTCTTTGAATACACCACCAAGCGCTTTAACTTTCTTGCTGTTCGCTTCAAAGTAGCGCTCAAAGCCTTCTAGCTCTGTGTTGACGCTCTTAATGTCAACATCAACCTCATTAGGTAGGTTGTTCGCACAGCCCGGCCCCCACGCCATTTGCTCGCGTCCATTCACCTCAACAAAGATTTCTTTATCGCCTTGTTTCCAGCCTTTCGTGAACGTGGTCGGCACAAGGTAGCGCATAGCTTCTTTGTAATCAGCCGATACGCGGTAACGGTACAGGGCAGACTCGCAAATTGGGTACAGCATACCCATGCCTTGAGGCAAGTCACCAACGGGCAATTCCTCATCGCTGACAATCTCAACGGGTAGCCATTTCAAATTAGCGCCGCCGATGGTCACGTAGTCAGGGTCGCCGTCTTTTCCGTCAACTTCTTTTTGCTGGTAGTAGTTGCCGTCTTTGTCCAGTGCCAGCGTTAAGAACGATTCAATCGGGTCGCGTACGTTTGTTTCAGGATTAAACTCATACCCTGTTTCGCGTAGCTTGACATACGACAACTGCATCACGCCGTTAATGCGGCGATAGTTCCAGTCCACCAACGCCTCGCGTGTGTACTGCTTAATCGTTGCTCGAGGCTCTAATTCTTCCGCATCTGCTTTGGTGAGCTGGCTGATGTCAACGTCAGACAAGCCTTGATAGTCAGCGACTAAGATATGGTATTTCGTCTGGAATATGTTAGACGCGCACGACTCAAGAGCAGACAGTAAAGGCGTACCGTCACCGTCTGCGTTCTGGATAAGGTAGTTTAGGCGCTCTGGAAGGTCGGTTGTTGTATTGCTAACGCGCATCTTACCAAGCCACGCACGCAAGGATAAAGCAGGGTAGTTGTCGAACTCGGCGCCTTTGATGTACATGTCGTAACGGGCTTGCTGCTCTTTGCTGCTCGTGTCAACTTGCGACGGGTGCGGTAGGTAAGTGTATTTTTCACGCTTAATACGCCAAGAGCCTTCCACACAATCGCGGACGGTTTCAAGCGGCACAACCGTTTCAGTATAATGCGGGTGAACGTCTGCGGAGTTGTAGCTGTAATCGTGCGCCATACCAAAGCCCTGAGTTGGTTAATTGCTAATAGTTTAACTGGTCAGACCAGATAAGGCAAATAAGTGTGGTATAACAACTAGACAAAACTTGGAGGGGTTATGATTACACAAATAGTAACGTCAGAGCTTGGCAGATTTACCGTTCATTTTAACCACGGGCACAAAGTAAGTACTTGGTCTAAAGAGCCTATTTGTATTGACGCTTATAGTTACCCAGAAAACATTGATGAGTGGTTGCCCTGCCCTTGCTGCGGATTAAAGCCGAAAGCTTGGGAGTATGACAACGGTAGGCAGACAGCTTGTGGCTGCGGCAATAACAAGTATGACCATTTCGCTGTATTTGCCGAATCAATAATGAGTGTCCACATTCGGTGCGGTGGTAGCTTGGCAGAGTATGATTCTGACCTATTACGTAAAAATTGGAATGAATACTGCCAAACAATGATTAACCCATGTTCGCATGGTGATTTAAGGCAGGAAGGGAAATGGTAACTGGTCGTACCACTAACACCAAATAACTATGCTATGGTTATTGGGAATCACAAATAGAGGAGAGATTCGGATGAGTAAATTTAAAGTTGGGGACAAAGTGAAACTTCTTAAAAACATTTGCGAACTCGATGGTTATGCGTTTGTAAAAGGAATTAATACCAGCGGTGTTGCTGGACTGCATTTATGCGAAGTTGAAGATACCTCAGAGTGTCTGAACTTTTACGAGAGGGAGATTGAGCTGATTAGCAGGAAATTCACCATCACCCGAGGCGACTACATCGACAGCCGCGAGTTTACCCACGAAGAATGTGAGCGGTTTTGCGAGTTGGCGGTGGAGTGTGGTTTTGAGCGTGGTGATGAGGAATATTCTAATAGCTGGTTACTGCTTGGAATTAGCGATGGAAAAACGTTTGTTTATCGCATGAATAGAAACTTCACCACCAACATCACAACACAATTCCGCGAATTTTTAGATAAGGAGAAAGGCATGAAACAGTTTACGAAAGATGATTTTAAAGATGGGATGCGTACTTTGTGGCGTGATGGAAGGGAGTTTTATGTATGTGGCGACAGTCTTATCAGCATAGATAAAAAGCATAATCACCTTGATTGTTACTTAAACGACTTAAAAAATAATAAATACCCAAAATTCGACATCATGAAAGTAACCGACCGCGACGGCACAGTCCTATTCGAGCGTGAAGAAGAGCCACGCGAACTGACGCTAAAAGAAATAGCTGAACAGTTCGGTGTGCCTGTTGAGCGGATTCGGATTAAAGACTGATTAGATTAGCCCGCGCAATGCGGGCCTTGCCTTAGAATTTAATGGCGTACTGCATCTGATTCTCTTTACGCCACTTCCATTCCGCTTTCATGTGGCATGATTTGCATAACGCCTCTAAGTTGCTCATTCTGTTTGCTTGTGTTTTATTTCTGTGTTGATGAAAAGGCTCAATGTGGTTTACATCAAGCTTTCTTCCGCATTCCTCTTGTGGTATACCGCAGTGCTCGCATTTGTACCCGGCTCGTTTCCTTACTCTTTCTGCTATCCTAGGCCATTCAACGCCTCTATAACCTCTTCTTGTTCCTCCTCCCTGCCAGTTATGGTGCTTATCCCCTCGCTCTGACTCGCCTATCTTGCGCTTTCTTTCCTCGTCTGTTCGGTAGAACATGTGATGGCATTCAGGTGAGCATACCTTTCTTGATGTGTGGCGAACTAACCTTAACGTTCCATCTTTTCTTTTATTCCAAGCTATGGCAGAAAACTTTACCTTACAAACTAGACACTCTACCAAAGACCTGTTTATAGCATCTTGGCTCCTGCACTCCATAGAGCAGAACTTATTGTTTTGATTTCTTGCCTTCTCAACTCTTTTCCCGCAGCATTTACAATTAAAGCCTTTTGATTTCCAAATAGATACTCTATGTAGGTCGTAACACTCTCTGCCGCAGAAAACTTTATCTGAAACCAGTCCTGTCCTCGTATTTACGTTAGGAGTTTTACTTGTAGGCTTGCCGCAATGATGGCAGTGGTGTATATTTGTCTTGCTCATGTCGTTACCTCTAATAACGTTATGGGAAATGGTTGGACGGGTGTTGTCGCACCCGTTTAGCCTATTATATCAACAGGTCATACCAGATTACAAATCTATTCCCTCTCTTCTGGCTATCTCCTGCAATGTTAATGGCCTTAGGCTTGCGTCAGTTAAGTTTCTTATTGATAGCTTCCCTTCTCTGAATAACTGCGCCCGCTCTGGGCCAAGCCAATCATCTTGCCATTCGTTAGACTGACGGCGTGCAAACTGGTCTATTTCTGTGCCGGCTTGTATTTGAGTTGTCTTGCCTGAGTCGCCTCTAGCCGCTCTTGTGCCTACCAATCGCTGCCCATCAGCCATTGGAATAATTTGAGTTCGGCAAGAAAAATGATAGCTGGGATAACCTATGGGAGATTGCCCAACAGGCCAACCTTCTTGCCCATAACGAGCGGCAATAGACGCACAGATTTTGGTTTGCCTGCTATCGAACACAGTAAGCGGCACCTCCCTAGTCACCACATCAGGATTCGCCGCAGCAAACGCACGCCGCCCAATGGTCGAGTAGTGATTAGTTGCAGTGCGCGCCAGCGTTTCAGCGTTTCTGGCTATTTCAGAATCGAATCTGCGAGATACTTCACGCCGCATTTCTCTGGCGGTTAGCCCTTGAGCATAAGCTGTACGCAACACATTCGACACAGCACGCATTTGGCTCTCTTGGTTCGCTTGCACAAAGTCAGGCCATAAGCCGGAGTTGAACTTGTCGCCTGACCTCAGCACCATCATAGAGTTGTCAGCCAACCGCTTAACACGCTCACTCGTTGCAGCCGCACCGCCTATCAACTCAGCAAAGAATCGGTTGTCATAATCCGCCAAGCTGTCAAGGTCACTTTGCAACGCAGCCCACCCCTCTTGACCACGAATGACACGGCGAATCTCAGCTTCCAATGAGCGTAGCTGACGTTGACTTGTGATTGAGTCCGTTTCTGCTAGTAAGCGGCGAATGTCGCGCAGGGTCTGAGCAAGGCTTGGCGCAATGTGCGCTTGGTAGCCTTGGGTTTCTAATCGAGACAGTCGCACCTGATGGTCTAGGATTTTGTCGAGGTTGATGTTAGTTGGCATTACTCACCTACAATATAGCCTTTGCTAGTATCAACGACACCGCCGCTAGAGCGATAGCTATCAATAAACTCCATCGCCTCAACATTAAACACATGAACCTTGCCGCCTGTTCCAGTGTCGCGTGTCATGGCATATTCAACCGCTTCTTTTGCGCTCTTGCCGTGGTCGAGCGCGGCTAGGGCGAAGTCTGCACCTGAGCCAATAGCTCTGCTGTGGTCTAGCGGTGCATGGCAACAGTAATCACCGTTGAAGCAAACAAGCCAAACGCCGTCACTGTTAGCCATGATTGCTGATGAATCAGGCTGCACTTCTGGCTTGTCATTGTGCGTCATTTCGATAAGTTGACTATAATCCGCAGTCGTGCCGCACAAAAACCAGTGACCGTTGTCGTTCTCTACCCACTTGGCAGCGTCATTTGACGATATTAGCGTGCCTGCCGTTACACGTGAGTCGATAGCAATCTGCTTACTCTTGTGGTCGTAGACTATTGTGGTCATAGCTTCTGCCTATATGTCGGTATTCCGGTTAAAACCCATTCAATATCTCTCTCAGGATAGCGCATAACAAGAGGAAATCCATAAGCACAATGCAATGTGTAAGATACACACAGATAGAATATCAATCTTGAAATCATAACTCTTCATCCAGTTGGTTAATAATATAAGCCGCCATCGCCTCCTGCTGGCTAGGCGTTGTGTCATGGTGTCCGCGTGCAATAAAACGCAATTCAGCCGCAGGAATCACCACAGGCTCTCCATGTGCGTCGCTGGCGATTAGGGCTGGTTGGTTAACTGTAAGTGAAGTGACGGACAAAATAAAACCCCTAACGTGGTTTATAGGGGTAGTATAGCAAGTGTGTTGGTGTTGGGCTAGTTCCTGTCGATAAACAAGATTACTCGCCAACTATGCCAGAATAAATCTTTGGCTTGCCACCATATTTTTGATGCCGACCATTGCTTTGTTCCTTGCCGTTTTCTTACCGTATTTGACAATGCAAAACACCAAACTAACCAAAGCGGGAACAGTAGAATATAAACAACCGCAACACAGTAATTTGCCAGATTCCTATTCATCACTCACCATCCTTACCGTTGCGGATTTGTTGGGCGTAGCCCATCATCATATCTACATTGTCTGACCTATCATCGTTTTTGCTCATGTTGTCTAAAAGATAGTTAACAGCATTTTCAACCGCACTGGCACGAACTTCGGCTACCTCGGCGTTCGTTAAGCATAGTTTGCTCATCTCGGTTACATTGTACCTTAACTCAGCATTCTCCCGCTCCAACTGCTCGATTCGGTCGGCGGCTTGTCGCATTTCAAGTGTTGTTATTTGCTTTGCGTTGTATGTTTTTAATACTTTCACTAAATCACTCATTTGCTCTGCTCCTTCATCCGCGCATCAATGTCGATGTTAATCAGGCTGTATTCGCCAACCATGTTTTGCGTTAAGTTAAAATCAACATTGTTTAAAACAACCCAATTTTCATAGGCTTTTTGCCATGCTTCACGCAATAGCTGTTGCACTTCGTTCATCGCCCTCTCCATCCAATTAAACACACCCAAAGCCTAGCACGGTTTTGTGGTGGAAGTGGTATGACCAGTTAAAAAGCAATCTTAACGGCGGAGGTGGTTTTGTGCTGAATCGGGAACAGCGAGTGTATCTGATACCCAAGCGCATCAGTAATATGGTCTAGCCCAAGTGACTTATCAGGCTGACTTGTGCCTTCCTTGTAAGTCATACCATCAAGCCCTTTTATTAGCTCTTTGCAGCGCGGGTGAATAAACAATCTGCGTTCGCCGTCCGTATTGCACAACATCGCTTGCACTTCGTTTATGCGGTCTGCTACTGCAGGCGCTTTATTTGGCGCTAAAACTAAAAAGCCGTGTTGCTCAAGTATGGTGAAGTCAGTAACCCCGCCTGCAGCACTGGTTTTCCGCGCATTTCCGCTGGGGTCTGGGTAAGCCCTGATTTTGTGATTCGGGTATCGTTTCTTGATTTCCTGTGACAGCTCGGTTGTGTTTGAGTTTCTGATGCACAGCTCATCCACTATGTGTAACTGGTCAGATACTTTCACGGCAACGGAAGCTGTTATCGGATCGATATTAAAATCGACTCCGATATGCAACTCTGAAACACTATCGATGGTGGCGATGTCTGCAGACACGTTTATATCTCTATCAAAATTCGAATAAACCCTATTTGATAGTGTTTCAAAACTAGCCAAGTATTCTTGTTTAAAGGTTCTTTCTGGGAGCTCCCTTCTAGCCGCCTCTATTTCTTCTTGTGTTACGTTTCCGCCATCTGCAGTCGTGAACTGAAAAGACTCCCAGTCTGGCTCATCTTGATTCCTGCCATGCTCGTAAAGGTCTTTAAACCAGTTGAATCCGCTAGGTGAAGATATAAACATGACTGGCGCAAGCTTATCCGATGTGGCTGGTCTTATTACGTCAGTCCAGACCTCCCTAGCCATGAAGCTTGCTTCGTCAAGACACACAGAGCTAAGGGAAACGCCTCGTAAGCTATCCCTGTTCTCTGCGCCCTTTAATTGGATAACCGCCCCGTTTGCGAACTCGACTGATAAATCGGATTCGTTCTTGTGCTTGATATGCTCGATGAAAAGCTCTTTAAGTAGCCTCCATGCGATCTGCTTAGCCATAACGTAAGACGGCGCAACGTAGTAGTGCAAGCCGCCTTTTGTCATTGCGTTATGAACAAGCCACGTGAGCGCAAGGTAAGACTTTCCAAAACGGCGACCTGCAGACACAATTTTAAATCTGGCGGGTGACTTCCAGACTCTTGTTTGTGGTTTTGTCAGCCTAACCTTGCTCATATTTTGCGCCTTTTGAAAAGTTTTCATCAGCCCATAGTGGCCGCAAATTTTCTAGTGCATTGATTATAGCAGGGTCTGTTACGCCTTCGTCAATAAACGCTTTAACTGGCTTGATATGGTCAATATGCCATTCGCCGTAGTTATTCCATGACATTCCGCCTTGAAACATACCTTCTAGATGTGCAACCAGCTCTTCGCTAGTATAAGGCAGGTAATCTTTTGTTCTTTTATATTTCTTCTGACCTGAGACACCTAAGGCTCTGTGCAACATTCTTCTTGACACCAAATACATTTTAAAAGACGGGTCGCTAGACGCCTTTCTTTTAGCCCATTCTTTTTTATACTTGGTTCTTTTTGCTGCGTTCTCTGCTTGGTACTTTAATGTGGCAGCTTTTATTTTTTCTGAGTTTTTTGCGTAGTATCTTTTATTTCTTTCGCGCATTTTTCTCAATACTTCTTCTCTGTTCTCTCGGTGGTATCTTCTTGATGCCAGTCGCGCTTTTTCTTTGTACTCAGGAGAGCTATCTCTCATTTTTTGGCAACTCAGGCATTGTCCGTCTTTTGTTCTTCTGACTGAGGTATGAGAATGCTTGCAGGGTTTTCCTGTAAAGTAGAATTCTGAATCGACTTCAAATGCTTTCTTGCGGGTGCTAGGTAGGTTTTTCATGGTAAGCCCTCTTGAGCTAGAGTGAGCCTGAATGAGAATGGTGGCTGCTAGGGGCTCATTCCTAACACGGCTTGCAAACCGCTGCCACCGTCATAAAATTATACTATTCTTCGTCGTCCTCGTCCAGCACAACAACCAATGGCTGCATTGTTCCGTCTTGCGAAGAATGGTTAAGGTCTTGTTTGTCTGAATAGCCGTGCTTGGTAAGCATCATCTTTGTTACTGCAGGATTGAATCCGCCAATTAGTCCGCCGTTGATTAACTTTCGCTCCTGATATTCTGCTACACGCGTAAAAATGTCCGAAAACTCTGGCTTGTCTTCATCTTTCGACCATTCATAAAGCGTGCTTCTGGCAATTCCAATCTCGCAAGCCATGCCTGCAACTGTTGGCACAGCGTCGCCATATTGCTCGTGATTGTCAACATAGTCTGCAGCTTTGGCTAGGATTTCATCGTTGTAATCTGTAGGACGCGCCACCGGCTCACCTCGTTAAATCGTTACAAGCACCGCTTGAATATGCAGACAGTATAGCGTAAGAAAAATTGTGGGGCAAGTGGAAAGCCGCGACGTAGGTAAATGAACCAAGAGGCCGCGGGCGTGTTGTAATGCGCCGACCGAGTTTGCTCAATCCGCATAACGCATTTTTGAGTTGGCCGACCAAACTTACTCCCTTAAAGGGCTGTTCGGCGGAGTATTTAAACCTGCCAGCGACCAACTCAAAAATACGCCCTCTCTCGAGTATTGCAGCGCCTATCGGGTTCTTTGTCTCCTGTACGCTGCGACAACGTTTTTAAACGCGCCCCACTCTGAAAAGGGCTTGTTTCCGTAGTAGTAAAAAATCAAATACACGGCTACGGTTTAAGAGCAACAGTCCTTTCACCTGCTCGGCCACTCTGCGGAGGCTATGAAGTAATCCTAGTCCATTGACCACAAACATTCAAGGTAAATATCATTTTGAAAGTCTGTAACCGGCTTCGTGCGATAACCCTCTGGATATTGCGGGCGTTTGTATGCCGTCTTGATAATATCCTGTAGCAGCTCATTGTCGGTAATCTTAATCATTTTGACCAGCGGCACGCCAGCCTGCCGATTTTCCATGACAGTCTGAGCGAATCCAGCCATTTTCTCGCAAACGGTTTCCTCGGCGGCCAGTTGTGTGCTTGCCAGTGCCAGCGTGAGTAGTAGTGGTTTAATCATTTTGGTTCTCAAGTTGTTCTAGTAGTGCATCGGCATATTCTGTAGCTGACTTGCTCACAGCATCAGGCGTATACTCACCATACTCATTCCAGTATGGATTGGATAGAATTCCCTGCATTGCCGCCATTGCAAATTGCTCGCGTTTGGTTAGTCCGCTTAATCCCTTTTTCACGTAATCTCCTCGTGTATTGTGATGCTGGTAATCAAGTGGCATTGCTGGCATATCTCCGTTCTTAATCTTCATAATCTTTCTCCCTCCAATAAGCTCACCAACAGCATAGCAAACTTTTTCGAGGTAAGTGGTCGGATGAGTTAAGCCACCCGCCAAATACGAACGCCGCCGCATGGCTGAGTTCTGCATTTTAGTTTGATTTCTGTTCTAAAATTAAAAACGTGAGCCGCACTTATAGCTTTTTTCTTGTTTACGGCATTCACAAAAATACTCTCGCCTACACGCATATCTCTAAACGGGTACTTCGGCGGCTTACCCACGCAAGATGGGCTATCAATCTCAATTCCTTTTTCTATCTCATATTTAGTCATTTTTACACTCCGTATGCTCAGTTTTTTAATTGTATCGTATGTAATAATATTTGCAAGATAAGTGTTAATTATTTCATTTTGCCCCATTTGCCGCGCCCGTATTTAAAGGGCTGTAGCGATTTTAATGTCTGTCTGCGGCATGGATGTAAGCTATGGGGAGAATTTTGCCCCATCTGGAATCCTTATAGAATAAGGGATTAAGTATAATAAAGAGGTATATGTAACTTAACTTAACTTATTTTCTTTTTTGCTTATCTTATTCTCACCTACTACCGCCGCAAAATTTTCATTCACACATACATGCCACCCCAAAAATCTGCCGCAAATCGACGAAAAACGCTGAAAGCCTTTACTGGCGTGGTCTACGCTTGGGGCAAGAATCTTACACGGGTGCCCCATAGATTAGTTTAAGTTATTGATATATAAAGTAAAACCCATTCTCCCCACGTTGCCGCACATCTGCCGCAAATAGCCTGTATTCGATTATTTTTTAACCTATTATTGGGTTAAGTGTTGTTATTCAGTCATGATGTGTTGACTAAATGAGTTGATGCGCCTAACATTGCACCTAACAGATAACAAAACCAAACAGTGAACGGTGGTTAAAATGCTTTTATCAAAATCCCAAATAAAAGAAAAACAAGCGGCAGAATTGGCGCGTCTAATTGATTACGTCGGAAGCCGTAACGCGTTAGCTTCTCAATTAGGTGTTGATTATTCCGTCGTTACTATGTGGATAAAGCGCGGCCGTATCAGTGCGACACAAGCAACAGCGGTTGAGCGTCTAAGTGAAGGTCGCTTTAAGCGTCAAGACTTGCGACCTGACGTTCCAGCGTGGCGCGAAGAAGTGTAGAGGTCGCTATGAGTGATTTTTTACTGGATTATCACGATATAGAGCCACAGATGCGCGGTCAGTGGGAAGGCTTTATTGCCAACGAAACGGGTATTGATGCAGGTCTTGAAGGTCGTCAGCGTGGCAAAAATGGCGAGTGTCCTATCTGTGGCGGAAATGACCGAGCGCATTTCAGAGAGCATGACGGGCGTGTATTTTTATTTTGTCGTGGCGGCTGTGGCAATACGGATTCTACGTGGGGCAGTAATACATGCAGCACGCCGGAATACTTGTGCATGACAATAGGCGGCTATGACTTTTCAACGCTTGTCGAGCGCTGCGCTGAGTGGTTAGGCATGCAGGTTCCTGAGCGTAAAAGCAGTTCCGCCGCAAAAATCTCGCCAGTCAACTCAAAACCTAAAGCGTTCACCACGCCTGACAACAAAAAGCCGTTTTACAAGTCGCCGGAAGATTATGAGAAAGCGCAAAAAGAAGCGACTGAGGATTCTAGCTCACCAAGCGTCGAGCCAACCCAAAAACAACCATCAAAAACGACCAAATTCGTAAACGTAAACGACGCTATGGCATTATCTGAGGTTGTGGCATGGCATCGTATAGGGTACTGCGCTAAAAACGCTGTAACTGGCTCTGAGGGTGAATTTCTATCAATCAAACGTGGCGAGCAATATAATTTATTGGTGCCGCTTTTTCTTGACACGACAAGGCGAGTTGTTCTGGTCGGAGCAGTTGAGATTGATTCTGATGGTAAAGTAATGAAATACGGTTCATGCGGTGGCGCTTATGCAACGCTTGATGGTGATAGTGATATGCGCGTTTTTTGCACTGACTACGCAACGGCTTTAAGAATAAACCGTGAAGCAGGCTGTAAGTGTTATTACTCACCGACACCAAGCGCCTTTAAAAAGACCGATGCGAATTACTGCTATATCAACAGTTACGACCATGAAGTGATGCACAAAGCGACCGCGTTTTACGGCCAGAAAGTGGAGTACATCATTCCGAGCGCATGGATAAAAGGCTTTTTTGATGAACAGTCATATCGCTCAAACAGTTTAATTCAAGACAAATTAAAAGGGTATCGGATAATGACTTATGACGAATGCCAGCAATACATAAAAGAATTTGAAGATGCGGAGGTGCAGGCATGAACGAAACACAGAAAAAAGACCTGCTAGCCGCAAAAGAAATTGCCAAGCGTGAAAGTATCGCGGTTCCATTGGCATCGAAAAAGCTACATGAGAACAATGTGAACTTAGAGCAGTATTGGCCTGAGCCTTTGGCGATTGGTGAGGATTCGGTAAATTATTCTGATGTTGACTTGATTACTCACGGTGGCTGGCTAGGTGAGTTCGCCACATCGGTTGCAAGCTCGATACAATTTCCGGCGAACACGGCTTTTTTGCACTTGCTAGGAATTATGAGTTGCGCCACTGCAAAATCATTCCGTTATGAATACTACGGAGATTCGGCATCGGTTAATCTTTACGCTGTTACAGCGCAACCTTCATCTAGCGGGAAAAGCGGCATTCATAAGCGTTATGCAACGCCTTTTCAAGTTGCTTTGAGTGAATTTAACCGACTGAATGCGGTTGAGAAGGCTAAGATTGATAAAGAAATCGACGATCTGGAAAAACAGATTGCACAGCGCGAAAAAGACGGTCAGGCAGATACGGAAATGCTAAGAGAGTTAGCTGACCTGCAAGAGAAGGGCGAAAAGTATAATCGCATTGAATTCGCGTTTGATGACATTACACCAGAAGCGGCAGAGGCTGCGGCGGTTCGTCAGGGCGGATTGATTAACATTGCCAGCGCCGAAGCTGATGCGCTTAATATCATATTGGGTGATGTTTACAAGGGGCAAAGCTCTAAAGCTAACTACGGAATGTTCTTGAAAACGTGGGATACGGAGTGGCATTCACCGAGCCGTATCACACGTAACACGAAAGCGGGATTTGTTTATGGCTCCGTTGCGGTGATTGCTCAACAGGCGGCTATCGAATCAATCTTGCAAGCTGGCATGAGTGGGCGAGGAATCAGCGAACGCATGTTGCTATTATCTGAGCGCCCCGTTTTAGGTCATCGTGACCACACTAAATACACGCCCGTAAATAACGAACTGAAAGAGCGATACGGCCATTTATGCCGGAACATTATTTTTGAGCGTGAGCCTGTTTTGTTGAAGCTTGATAGTAAGAGCATGGATTTAATCGTTGCTTACCGTCAAGAGATTGAGCCTAAGCTGGCAGATGATGGTGAATACTCAAACGCTATGATTCGCGGCGCAATGGGTAAGGCGGATAAGCAGATTATAAAAATCGCTTCATTGCTTCATATTGCGGAAGAATGGCAAGGAGAGCAGCCACGCAGAAAGCCATTTATCACAGTCGATTGTGTCAAGCGTGCGATTGAGATATTCGAGCAATTATCACAGACTTACATTCAGGCAGCAGCGCGATTAGGTTTTGCCGGAGAAGAAACTGAGGTTTTATGCTTAATTGAGGCGCTAGAGCGGTACGCAAAAAAACGCAAAATGAAAATAACGGTTCGTCAATTCCGTGATGCAGTTAAGAACCTAAAGCCAATGCAGAACGTGCCAAATGTTACTCAGAGAATACGCGAAATTTTATTGCCAAAAGTTGAGGGTATGGGCTACGTCGCTATTGAAGATGAGCAGATTTACATTAACCCAAAATTAAAATAATAGCTGTAACGATAAATTTACAGAATGGAGAGAAATATGAATCCACAATTTGACCTTTCAAAATACACGCATCCGAATCTAAACGGGTTTGAGTTGCGACCTGAATATCAGTGGCCTGCTCATATTGCGACGATTGAGCATTGCCGCCGCACGTTTACCAAAGAAGAGTTAAAGCAAGGTGAATGGCAGCCGCCGTGGATGCACGAACCCGCTGTGATAGATGCGACGGTTGGTGCAGGTAAAACAATCAATATCGGCTCAATGGCAAAGCACGTTAGCTCGAAAGGCGGTAAGGTTTTAACACTTGCGAGGCAAGGTGAGTTAATTGAGCAGAACAGCGCTGATGCTTGGTCGATGGGTTGTAAATGCTCGATATTCAGTGCCAGCTTAAACCAGAAATCAACATCATTCCCTGTGGTCATGGGAACCGAGGGGACAGTTAGTAACTATTTAAACACCACGTTTGGTTATCAGGTGGATTCGGAAGGTGAGCGCATCAAAGATGATAACGGCAACTTCGTTGGGCGCTGGGTGCCTGATGTTATCTTGATTGACGAGTGCCATCATGTCGATTGGCAGGACTTGATTAAAAAGTTTGACGACCCGAAGCATGAAACCAAAAACCAGTACACGATGATACTGCATCATTTCATTACCATGAAGCCGGACGTTCGCATAATTGGCTATACTGGCTCACCTTATCGCGGGCGCACTGATATTATTGTGCCGACGAAATCGCCGATAAAAGGGTTTTGGTGTAAAAAGCTCTACACAGTACCGACAATGCAGCTTGTTGAGTTGGGCTATCTTGTACCGCCCGTTTTTGGCTTTGGAGACGATGACCACAAGTACGATTTGCACGAATGGACACCAGATGGTGAGCAAGGAGCTCATGATTACAGCTCAAAAGAGTTACAGGCAATGCAGCGCAAAATTGTAAAAGACCAGACGCGCACTCAAATCATTATGGAAGAAGTTGTTGAGCGAACAAAAGATGATGGTGGCGTGTTGATTACTTGTGCAGGAAAAAAGCATTGCGAACAAGTTTCAGAGTGCTTGCCGGATGGTAGTTGGGGAATTGTCACAGACTCGACCAGCACCAAAGAGCGGCGCAGAATCTTGAACGGAGCCAAGCGTGGCGATATTAAATACGTGATCCAAATTGGCTGTTTAACAACTGGGGTTAACGTTCCGTGGTGGCGTTACTGCGTGATATTAAGACGCATCGGAAGCCTAACCCTATTGACTCAGTTAATTGGCCGCGTGTTGCGTACATTGAAGCCTGACCAGATAGAGGCTGGCATGGTAAAAGATGACGCGGTCGTTTTGGACTACACCGACACAATGGAGTCAATGGGCGACATTTACGACGACCCAATGTTAGAGCGTGCAATGGCAGCAAAAGCGAAAGAAGATAAGCGCACGCAACCATGCCCTCAATGCCAGACAGAAAATAGTATGTACGCGGTTCGCTGCATTGGCACTTCAGACACCGAAGTTGATGGTCGTTGCGGCCACTTCTTTTCGTTCTCTATGTGTCAGGGTTGCAACACGATGAATGCTCCAAGCGCTCAAGAGTGCCGAAGCTGTGGCGCGACCATGATTGACCCTAACAGTAAGCTACTTAAAAAGCATTACACTGACGCAGATTACAAACCTGTCCTTGATATGCGCTTTGAGCATAATAAAAGCGGTGGGCTTTCTGTTATTTTTGACTTGGATAGCACGATTGCCGAAAAAGGCATTGAGCGCGATGAGGTCGCAACTGAGTATTACGACCCAACCAGTAAAGACCGCGCTAAAAATGGTCGTTGGTGGGCTTTTGTTCGTGCGCATGTTAATAGCCGATCATTTCAGCGGGCCATCATGGGGATGAGAAGCGTGAAAGAGATTATTAAAAATAAGGCGATGTTCGACAAGCCGACACACATCACGCACCGAGTTAACGAAAAAGGGTTTTCAATCGTTAACCGTCGCAAGTTTTTAAGCGGGAGGGAAGCAAGATGACTATAAAATCAGCAGGAATTATTGGCATTGACCCCGACATGAAAAAGTCGGGCGTTGCAACGGTTAATTTTGACGGTGGAATCGTTGATATAAAAAGTATGAGCGTCACTGAGTTAACTAAATTCATAAGCGATAATGAGAGTTGCTTTTTCGCCATAGAGGACGTGAATAAACATGGCGCGATTTACCAACATAATCGAAAAGGCGGGCGTGGTGTTCAGTCGCGCATTGCTCAAAACGTCGGAATGGTGAAAGCGGCTGGCAGCATGATTTGTGAGATTATCGAGGATGCAACAGGACGACCGCCGATAATGGCACCGCTTGGTATTGGCAAGCAAGTCAAGCGCAACGGAAAGTTATTTAATCAGTTGACAGGTTGGCAGGGCAAGTCAAACGAAGATACGCGCGACGCTGCTTGCATTGGGCGATGGGTTGCTAGCCAGTTGCGCGACGGATGGGTAATTGATAACAAGGCAGGCCAACTGGTTAGACCAGTTAAATAAAAATAGTGTGCTAAAGTCACTAGCGAAACAATAAAACGGATGGAGAGAAACATGACTAAAGTCAAAGCAGGCTACTACGCAGACATGCCGCACGATGAATATCGTGAAGCGGAAGGTGTATGCAATAGCGACTTATTGCTATTAGAAAAACGTCCGTCAAGCGTTAAGCAATCAAAAACAGCGCCACGCGACCCAAGCAAAACAGGCGCAGCAGACTACGGCACAATCGTTCACACTGCATTGCTTGAGCCTGAGAAGTTTGAGGGTTCATTTGTTATCGGCCCCACAAAGTCACGCGAAACAAAGGCGTTTATGGAGTTTGAGCAACAGCCAGAGAATCATGGAAAGTTGATTTTGCTTGAGCATGAATACGACCAGTTACGTTTGACAGTCGATTGCGCTCTAGCAGACCCAACGATGGAGGAATTTTTACGCCAACACAAGTTTGACGCAGAGGCTTCTATTTTTGTGCAGGATGAGCGCTTGGATATTATGCGTAAAATCCGCATTGACGCTAACTACGTGCCGCATGGGTTGCCGATTGTTGGTGATATGAAATCAAGCGCAGGGAAAGGTGAAGGCGTTATTGAGACGTGGAGTAGCCCGATTGAATGGAAGAATCCGCTGTTTTCTCTTAACTATGGACACGGCGCGGCGTTTTATCTTGACACGGCAAGCCTGCACTACGGCGAGTCGATTGACAGCTATTACTTCTTAATCATTGGCAAGACAGCAGACTTTGGCGTTTACCCTGTCGATGTTCGAGAGGTGACGCGCCAAGAGTTAATTGAGTATGGATTTTTTGAGCGCATGACGCGAAACCTAGAGGAATACGCAGAGCGCTTACACACCGACAACTGGAAAAGTATCAGTCGCTTCCCTGTGTTTGGTGATAAAGAGCCTGAAAAATTTGAATACGTTGAAGATGACGCCTCATAGTAGGGCGCAAGGAGAGAGAAATGAGTAATTGGAAAATCAGTGACACGATTGTCACAAAATCAGACCAACTTAACGCAGAGGACTTGCTTCATGGCAACCGCGTTATCAAAATTACTGGCGTTAAAAAGTTGAGCGACCCACAGCAGCCTATGGTGATTAGCTATGACGGCGACAATGGACGACCTTTTAAGCCATGCTTAACCATGCGTAAATTGCTTGCTTTTGCATACGGCGACAACCCTGACAATTTAATCGGAAAGTCGCTAGAGCTTTACTGTGACCCTGAAGTTAAGTTTGGCAAAGACCGTGTTGGCGGCGTTCGCATTAGCGGCATGAGCGACATTAAAGGCACGATTCGCACCTCATTAACCGAAACTCGCGGACGCAAAAAAGAGTACATCGTAAAGCGCATTGACGGAGCAGAAAAGCCGCCATACCCAGCGGATAAGTTTCAGGCCGCGTTCGATAAAATGAAAGAGTACATCATCAGCGGCGAAATGACGCATGAGCAGGTAATCAACCGCTGTGAGCAGTCGGGCAAGCTCAACGACGAGCAGAAAGAGCAAATACGCTCTGTTGAAGTTGACGACGAGCCGCAGTTTGTCGAAGGCGAGTAGTAATTTTTAATTGTGCGGGTTAACGCCCGCTTTAACTAAGAGTGAGAAAAGAAGATGGCACAACGTGGAATCAACAAGGTTATTGTTTTAGGTAATTTAGGGCAAGACCCCGAAGTTAATCACACACAAAACGGAACGGCGGTTGCTAATTTGTCAGTCGCAACCAGTGAAACGTGGAAGGATAAGCAAACAGGAGAGCAGAAAGAGTTTACCGAATGGCACCGTGTCGTACTGTGGGATAAGCTGGCAGAAATTGCGGGCCAATACCTCAAGAAAGGCTCAAAGGTTTATATTGAGGGAAAACTGCAAACTCGGAAATGGACTGACCAAAGCGGAAGCGACCGTTACACAACTGAGATTGTGCTTAAAGGCTTTGATGGCACTTTGCAAATGCTTGATTCGCGTGAAGGCGGGCAAGGTGGCTATCAGAATAATCAGCCTGCACCGCAACAACAGCAATCAATTCAAGGTCAGAATCAATTAAACGGTGATGAGCCTCCATTCTAACTGGTCGTACCACCTAAGCCTAGCCTTTGTGTTAGGCTTAGTTTTATTGGAAGCGACGGAGAGATTTATGAACCAGTTATCATGCCCGACTAGCATTAAAGAAGTCATCGAAGAATACCGCCACAAGTCGGAGTTTTTAGCAGATGCCATAAAAACCTTTGAACAGGCAGAGCGAGACATTGATTCTGCTGTTCAGGTTATCGGAGGTTTTACAGGCGATTCATTTATAAAAAAGAATTACCTATCGGAAACACACGGACAGCGCATATTGTTAGCAAGCGCATGGAAGTCGATATATCACCGTCTAGGGCTTGATAATGTGTTTAGCGCAGATGATAAGCGCAAGTTTGAGCAATCCCTGACGCACCCAGCTCCGCTAACGCTTGAGAACTTACAAGCTAGTTTCGGTAAGTATTGGGAAAACCCGCGCTACTATATCTTGAAAGGGCTGGCAGAGGCATTCTTTAAGCTCGATAAGTTCTATAAGTCCCATTCAAATTTTGGCTTTGGGGTTAAGGGATTGCCTAAGCGTGCAATCATTAGTAATTTTGCTGGCTATGGTTCATGGGGTAGCGGCCACTTAAAAGATATGTGCGAAGCTATTTTGCAAGTAACAGGCTCACCAATGCTTACGCAGGATGAGAAAGGTCTTATATACCAAAGCAAGCTACGTTCAGAGGACTTTAATTTGCCGCGCTTAGGTTTATCAATCCGAACATTCCAAAACGGCAACGCGCACGTTTACTTCGATAAAAACTCGCTACGCATTGTAAGTGAAGCTCTACATGAGTTTTACGGGAATGTATTGCCTGACGCATACGAACAAGGGGAACGACCACAAAGCACAGAAGTGGCGAAGGATTTACAGTTTTACCGCACGCCAAAAGCGGTTGTAGAGCATGTTTTGTCGTCGGTGCATATTCCTAAGGGCGCAACTGTATTAGAGCCTAGTTGCGGCGATGGGGCAATCATTGACGAACTAAGCCTAATGGGCGCTAAATGCGTTGGCGTTGAGTTCGACAAAGCAAGAGCCGCACAAGCAAAAGCGAAAGGTCATGCCGTTCATGTGGCTAACTTTTTAGAAATGGCTCCGACGCCAGAATTTGACTTTGTAATAATGAACCCGCCGTTTTACGGTAAGCATTATGTCAAACATATTGAGCACGCCAAGAAGTTTCTGAAAGAAGGCGGTACGCTTGTTTCAATACTGCCAGCTAACGCTTGGTATGAGCACAAGCTGTTAAAAGGCGAATGGCATGACTTGCCGATTGGCAGCTTTAGAGAATCGGGAACTAACGTCAACACAGGCTTTTTGATAATGCGGAGGGTCGGAGGTGCTAAATAAGCGAGTGAAAAAATCAAAAGCTTACAGCTCTGCGTCGACATGTTCTGACGCCTCATGGCGCACCCACTGGCGGCGTTATCTAATGTGCCGCTTGGGTATTAAGTGGCAATCGGATTCACGGAAAAGAGGGGATTATGATGAGTAATGTCCGCTACCAACCTAAAGGCGGTATGTGCCGCGTATGCAGACACAAACACGGCGACTGTTCAATGTTGCCGTTTCACACAATGAAACCAATCGAGCGTAAAGGCGACACTGTTATTGTGCGTTGTGGTTGGTTTGAGAGGGCGGAAAATAAATGATTATCGGACTAACAGGTAAAGCAAGAAGCGGCAAGGACACACTTGCCAATCACTTAGAGCAAACTCACGGCTACCATCATTATTGGTTCAGTAAGCCAATGAAAAACGCTTGTCGCCATATTTTCGGATGGGATGACCGCCACTTGTACGGCGAGTTAAAAGAGGTAGTAGACGAGCGTTACGGGGTATCACCTCGCTACGCATTGCAGACTATTGGCACGCAATGGGGGCGAGACATTATCAACCGCGATTTGTGGCTATTACGCGCCAAAGAAGAAATACGACTAAACAAAGATATTGTTATCAGCGATGTTCGTTTCGACAATGAAGCGCAGATGATATTGGATCAGGGCGGCTTGGTCATCAATATCGTTCGACCTGACGCTGAGCAAGTCAACGAGCACGAATCTGAGTCGGGCATTGACGCGAACTTAGTGAGCTTCACGGTAGAAAATGACCGCGCTGTTGATGATATGTTCCGTGATTTTGATTATGTCATGTTTGGAGTGGATTGATGATTGCTTATATAGTCGCCTTTGCCGTGTCTTTTGTGTATATCTACCTCAAGGCATGGCAGCAAATAAATGTAATGCACGAAAGGTACTCATGGGTTATGCCAGTTTCTTTTGCTATGGCAATATGTGAAGTTTCAGTGATAGGTCTTGTTGTCGCCAAGTCGTTTTGGATGTTTGTGCCTATTGGTCTAGGTGGTGGCTTAGGTTGTATGCTGTCTATGAAGCGTAACCATCGTGCAAAGCGCGTATAAATAACATACAATACAGCGATAGCAACCACTATCGCTAAGGATGACACATGAGTAACATTACAGACGAACAGGTTATTGAGGCTTTGGAGTCTGGCCTTTCAATCCGCAAATCTGCTGAAAAACTTGGTTGCAGCCATTCTAACTTGATAAAACGGCGGGATAGGTTGGTACGTAGAGGGCGATGGGGAACGAATAACCAGTTAGACAAGCCAGCGCCTGAGCCTTTCCTGCTTAATCGCCGTTCAGAGCATACAGGCAAAGACGGAACGATAACAGGCTGGAATATCTACGAACCTGATAAGGTCAAGGCGTTCCAGATGCTGCAAGAAGCTGTTAAGGCAATGGCAGAGGAAGTTCCGCCCGCACCTCCTGTCACCTCTATTCCACCTCAAGGTCAAGATAACATCACCAATCTCTATGTTATTACTGATTATCACCTAGGCATGATGGCGTGGGGAGAAGAAACTGGCGCAGACTGGGACATGAAAATCGCTGAGGATATGCTGCTTAACTGGTTTAAGCGAGCAATCGAATCAGCGCCAGCCGCGAGCAGCGCAATACTGGCTAACATAGGTGACTTCCTGCATTGGGATGGAATGGAGGCAGTAACGCCAGCATCAAAGCACCTCCTAGATGCAGACACAAGATTTACGAAGCTAATACGTGTCTGCATTCGTGTATGGCGACAAATAATCCCTATGCTTCTACAAAAATACGAGTCTTTACACGTCATCATGGCAGACGCCAACCATGACCCTGCTAGTGAGAGCTGGATGCGAGAAATGCTACACGCATTTTACGAGTATGAGCCGCGGGTAACCGTTGATACATCGGCAGACACTTATTACTGTTATGAGTTTGGAAAGGTCAGCCTGTTCTTCCACCACGGTCATAAGCGCAAGCCCGCTAACATTGACACGGTATTTACTGCCAAGTTCCGTGAGGAATTCGGCAGAACTTCTTTTAGTTATGCTCACATGGGGCACTTACATAGCGTCGATGTAAAAGAAACTAACCTTATGCTTGTTGAGCAACATAGAACACTAGCTGCCCCAGATGCTTACGCAAGCAGAGGAGGATGGATAAGCGGTCGAGACGCAAAAGTAATAACTTACCACAAGGATTATGGCGAGGTCGCAAGATGCACAATTAGTGCTGACATGCTCAAATAACCCCACTGCCGACAACATGTATAAGAAAACGGACTTTCTATACATGCCCGTCCAATATGTACAAATTTATGTACATAGTCTACAAAAGGTTTTTACTTTTAGTAACGAAGCGTACACCAAGCGCCCTTTTATGCGCATTTAAATGTAACTTTAGACACTTTTATGCGCATAAAAACGTAAAATTCTATTTTTGTGTTTTCAATCAGACGAGAACCAGTTTACAAATTGACACATATACGCACCATAAGACCGTTCAGAGAGCTATATGTAAACCATTTCTGTCATAACTGTGACGATAAACACCACATACCCAACATAACTGTCACAATGATAATGCACCTTATATGACTCATTAACCGCATAATCCGCCAAAAATGAGCTAAATAAGGGTCATTATACGCCAACCCGCATAAACCTGCTTTATACGCCAACGGGTATAATAATCCCGTTATCGAGTGAATTATGGGATTATTAGGTGTTAAGTCCAATTTTTTTCATGCGCTAGATGTAACCGTAATCAGTAACAATCTCCAATGTAACTAATTTTAGTAACTGGTCGTACCAGTTTTTTCTTGTAAGCACAATCTACTGTGCTATATTTACCCCATCAACAACACAGATGGAGAGAATAATGTACAAATCAATACTGGACACAATCTTTAACCTGACTGAGCGCATGAAGCGTCATAAGACGATGGATATTGCACGTGCGTCAGGCGTTCATAGAAACACTGTCAGGTCGATTAAGAACGGTGTCAATAAAAACCCTAGCGTTGATACATTAAACGCCATACACAAAGCCCTAGACAGTATGGAGGGCGTTGAGCATGACTGATAAATTCACACCAAAGCGCATTGCAGAGTTAAAGGCAGCAAAAAGCCTGACACCTGCTCATATTCAAATGAGCAAGCCAGAGTACATCGAGTGGCTGATTGACGTAGCACCGGATTATATTAACGACATAGCCGAGGAGCTATCAGAATGCGGCTACGCTCAAATAATCATTGCAGCGCAACTTGAAGCATTCATCGACGCAATCGACAGAAGTGAGCCAGTGCATTACTCAGAAATGATTGCGGCGCATCGTATTTTATGGGAAAAGTTTGGAGGTTAATATGAAAGACTACGCACCACAAAACGAATTGAAGCGCCCAGCTAAGAAACACGGCTGGGTATGGATTGGCGTTTGGTTCGCCGTGAGTTTAATGTTCTGGTACACGCTGGCGGGGGCTTTGGTATGAGTACACCAAAAGTCACCATGAACACTTTTACGGTCATCGTTAAACTTGCCTCGCTCGGTGAAACCTTTTACCGCAAGCAAGCCGCAAAACTCGGAGCAGACGCTTACATGATGAACCGACTGGCGCGGAATGATTTTATCGAAAAGGCGGAAGGCATATGCCAGTGGCGTATTACTGATACGGCTTACCGCCACATGACGAACATGCAGAAACTTTTGGAGCAAGTACAATGACAGCACACAGCGAAGGTTACGGAGCAGGTTACAACTCTAGCTATACAGTAGGAAACAAAACTTCAGGCGGCAATCCTTACGCAGAAGGAACGCCAGAGCATGAATAATGGCAAAAAGACTTTAGAGAAGGCGAGCTGGATGGCTCACACGACAAGATGGAGAGGTTTGTATGAACAAGAAACAGAAAGCGCTCATCGTATTCACAGCGCTACTTATCGTAAACGCAATAGTAATGACAGGAGCATCGTTATGGCTTCACTTCAAATAGCAATAGACGAACTAAGCAAGCGCCCACAGACGAACAAAGGCGTATTGTGGCACCTGATGGAGCATAAGCACGACTTAGAGCGTCTTATGGCGCAAATTGAAGTAGTGCTTGAGCAACACAGGAAAGGAGCTGTTCATCCTGTTTATTTCATGGACTTGGAGGACATATGGCTGGCATTGAAACGGTTTTAAGCATCGTTGGGCTTGTGTTTTTAATTGTCGTCATCGGGGCGGCACTATTGGACAGGAGAAGAAAATGAATGTACAGCAAGAAACGGCTCGCATTATGGATACGCTGGCACGCATCGACAAGGAGTTAAAAGCGGAAGAAAAAGCCAAGCGCAAGGAGATTGCAAGGCGCAGACAGCAAGCGGAGTATAACCGCGATATTGATAAGCGAATGAAGGAGTTTGAGTTATGAAACCACTAACCGCACAATTCATCGATGCAAAGGGGAACTACTGGCGCATCTGTAAAACTACGCGCCACTATGAGAAATGCGTTGACGGAGTTTGGGTACAAGATGATTCAGCCGATGAGCTTTACCCATTGGACGAAGCAGCGCCGAACGGATACAGTCACAGCGAAAAGGCAGAATATCGTGCTGTATGATTTTGTCGCTTGGAGTATGGGCGCTCTCACTGTTTATCTGTTGGTGATTGCGCTTGTTCAGGCTTGGAAACGGGATGGGGAAGATGAGCAATAAAAAAGAAGCCCACCGAAGTGGGCTTAATGCCATTGGAACAAAGGAGAGAAAAACCAACGGCTGTCTGGGAGATTATTTACACAGTTTGTCGTATTGCGCGTTGTGTGTCAACTCTTGTTTCACTTCTTCGTCCGTCATAGCGTCAACGGTCTGACCGCTAAACTCATGCGGCTCGGCAATCAAGCAGTATTCACTTGTGCTTGCGCAACCGCTCACGACGCTCGTCAGGGCTAAGACGGCTAATATCATGCTCAACTTCATTGGCTTCTTGCACTCGGTTAAGTGTTTCGGCTTTCTGCTTTAGCTCTTGCGACTTCTTACCTGCACGACGGCTTGAGAATATAAGCCAGCAAACAAGCACAATTCCAGCTAAAACGTAAAAGCCGATTGCTTTAATCTTTGCTAACACGCTTGGACGCCTTAACTCGACCATAGATAGCCACTAATGAGCCCACAGCTCCACCAATGATAGACAGTGAATCAATCAGTAACGACTGGTCATCGCCAGTTATCGAGTAGCCAAACGCACCTAACAGGACAGCGAGTAATGCAACAATACCACCCCACACTGATTTGCTTTGATACCATTTTTTTGAGTCTTTCATATCAATAACTCCATATAACGGGATTCGGAAAACTCTTGTCAACCCCCAAATGAATAAACCGCTTTGAATAATCGCCACGCTGCTTAACGCCAATGCGCGTAAAGCCATGCTTCATAGCGAGCTTGATTAAATTATAGGCGTTTTCACCTGAAACAGCAACGTCGCACGCATTACCATAAGTATGCTCACCTCTTTTCGGCTTGTCACGCTCGATGGAGTGGTCAGGGCTGCGATACCCTGACGTTATAACCATAGGCTTGCCATACTCACTACGAAGCGCATAAAGCCGATTCATAAAATCAAGCGTCATTTCGTTTTCGCCAGTTTCCTGACAATCGAACTCATGCTTGTAAAATAGCGGCTCGTAATCAGTCCAGTTTATCATTTTTCGCCTCACGCTGCTGCTGTTGACTCACCTGCAGCCCAATCGCCTGCAACGTGCTTGCCACGGTCTTATACGGGCGCTTTGACAGCTCGTTGATGATAAGTTGGATTTGCTGTTCGGTTAGGTCGAGTTTCATTGTGGTTGCTCCGTTGATTTGTCTGATTGTTCGTTATCTTCTTCAACTGGTTTCGGCTCAGTCAACAGCCAGTTCGCTACGTTCGGGTCACTACGCTCAGCCATAACAAGTACATGGTATCTACCGGCTTGGTTAGCTGTTAGAGTAAGCACTCCATCAGTTACTTCACCATAAGCCTGTCCAAAGTGCTTACACGGAGAGCAAAACACTGTACAGGTATTGCCATTCAACCCATGAAACCAATCAGGCATTGCGTGAGTTGCTTCAAGTGTTGCGTCAACGTCAATCTCAAGTATGTATTGAGTACGTGGCTTGTCTGACTCAATAGCACTGTGATACAGGTATTCATCAGGGTTTGCAGGATTATCAATTCGGAAGTTTTTAGAGCCAGTGACGTTGAGACTGTCAGCAGTTACTTTGTTATTAACAACTAACCCCTCAGATGCATTGCCCCTCATAAGCAAGTCACCAGACTCACTGCCGTTATGTAATCTTACTTCGAACTGGGGGGTTCCGGAGGCTTGATACCTGTGTGCTGCTATTGTAACACCGTAGTTGTCAAGTGGACTTGTAGGAAGCCCCACTGCAAACCTTCCTGAGTTCTCCACCGCGGAAGTTAAAGAGCCCCTAATGGCAGAGTTTATAAAACTAGCGCCGTTTGTCATTCCTCTAGAAAGAATCTGTTGATACCCTGTCCAAGTATTAGTTTGACCTAATCTAGCTGGGTCTGGTAAGTTGTAGTCGTGCCACACGTCACGCCAATCAGCAGTGTTCTGCGTTGTTTGATTAACATCAGAGTGACGGAATAGTAACTTTTCATTGTTTCGGGGGATATGAATTTGAGCTGATAACCTTTGTTCTGTCCCTTGTTGTGTTTTTTGGGAGAATGTAAAACCCCCTATGTTCGGAACAGGTAAGTTTTGAGTGCCATCTCCGTAATAGCCGAAGCTAGTTCTTTCGGGGGAATTAATATCAGGGTAGGCTTGGCTGCCTCCTAAACCGAAAGCTCCAACTTCCATTACATCCCCGCCACCAGTACCGACATCCCTAGAATAAGCAGTCCCCGTCTGCCCCAACGCCACCGCATCATCAGCATCAACCGCATTGGCTGTTTTGACTGCGCCACGTGAGTCGCGCTTAACAAAACTATCAGCAACAGGTGAAACGCTGACACTATTCTTGAACGTATCAAGCTCAAGTGTCGCCGTTTTTAGCGCATCAGCCAGCGACCGTATACCTTCTGCCGTCATTGTCGCGTAAAAGTTGTAAGTGCCTGTTGCGTGAGGCCATGCTTCTGCGAGCGAAAAGCTATTGCCGCTTGTTGCCTTATCTGCTTCAACAATATCAAGCACAGGGTCTGATTCAACTTTAACCTGTGTGCCTTTGTCGAAGAATGCAAGCGTACCACTTGATAATGATACGTTGGTAACGGACTTTGAGCCGTTTGTGAATGTTGCTGTGCCTGTTGGGAATATGGTCATGTTATGCCTCTTGGGTTAAAAGTTTAAATCTCTAATCTCTAGTGTTCTTAGGACGCAGTTTTGGGCGCTCATAACTGGGGATGTTGGCTGTGAATAAGTTATCGGTAAACTCAGTGAAAATTCAACTGCGTATGTCTTGTCGCTATAATAGCTCAAACTGGTATTATCAGAAACAGCAGAAAAAGAAACAGGTTGTCTTGTGCTTGCTGAAATAACGTTCGGTAAATTACCATAAATGTCAACTGGCAACTGTTGGGTAAATATAGTTGTTCCACCCTCTTTTATACGAACCGTTAACGTGCCCTCTCGGCCATCCACGCTTTGTACATTTGGAATACTCCCAATAGAGAAGATACCAGCAAAAAAGTCAGTATCGCACTCACCTTTGACAGTTTTATGAGCGACACTGTACGTTTGGTCTGTACTAAAAGCCCCTCGTGTTGACTTGCGATAAGTTGTGCTTGAGAAAGTGCCGTCTGACGCTATCCAGAACTCACCATTTTGCTTGGATTGGTTAGCAACACCTATTGTATTGTTTCCGAACCATAGCATTAAGTCGTTAGCTGGGTCTATACGTACGCGGTTGCCGCCACGGATTACCTCAACGACACCGTTGAAGCTACCACCAGCGGCATCTAAGCTCCCCCCAAACGTACCACTATTCGCCACCATATTACCGTTATTATCAACAGCAAACGTGCCATTGCCGATATTTATAGAGCCGCCAGTTATGTTCGATGCGCTTATTGTTGCCGATGTAACTGTACCAGTAAAACTACCGGCTTGAGCCACAATCTCGCCATCAAACACATACCGACCTTCCGTATTATCGAAATAAATCATCGGCTGACTATTACCGTCTAAGAATACAACAGTATCAGATTGAAACTCTATTTGCCGATTCGTTCCGTCATCGTTGACGATAATGCCAGTAACACGATTGTTCACGTCTGTCCCGAAGAACGCTCGTGCACCTAAGCCGCCCTCACTCTGGTATGCCTGTAATCGAGCAAGAGCCGCCGCCTCACCTGACTCGCCTGTTACGCCGCTGTAAATGTCGGTAATGGTTGAGGCGTTGTCATTAGCATCTATTTGCGCCCGTTGTGCGATAGTGTTTGTTGCGCTTAATCCTGTACTAGCGTCATATACATCATTTTCTATTGCAGTAATAGACGTAGCATTACCGTCCGCCGTAGTCTGCGCTGTCTGCACGAACTGATACAGAGCAGAAGTATTGTTAACAGGGTCGTTGACTTGACCCTGCAATCCACTTATGGCAGTGGCGTTATCACTAGAATCTATCTCGACTTGGTCAACTCTGCTGATGATTGATGTTAAATCGGACTCTAAATCATTGACCTCTAGTTGCAATCCACTTATGGCAGTGGCGTTTCCAGAAATATCAACTTCGACCTCATCTATGCGAGTGTTTATAGCATTATTGGTGTATTGTATTTCTACTTCAATCTGTTCGAACTGCTGAATACGCTGCTCTTTCTCGGTGTTGACATCTTCGCGACGCTCAAATATCTCTGTAACGTCTTGACCAACTTCGCTCAACAAATTCTGAACGGTATTCTTCCAGTCACTTGACGGGTCGAACGTGCTGAATTCCGTTTCTAGGTTATCCAGTTCGTCACGTATCGTGTCAAGGTACGGGTCAATCTGCTCGCCCGTATTGGTCGTCGTAGCACTCGCACTAGTCCAACCACTGACGCCATACGCATTCACAGACCGCGCATAAACAGTATAAAGCGTATCGGGTAGCAGCCCTGTAAACGTGAATGTGGAAGCCCTGCCACGACTCGAAGGCGTATAACCAGTGCCGTCACCCGCCACAATATCAAACTCGAATACAGTACCAAGCCCGATGCCCGCCAATTGTGGCGCAACCTCAAGCTCCCAATCGCGGGGCGTTACTGAAAGCGACGTTGGTGCAACTGGGGCGGCTAGGGTGAAGGCTAGTGCTGAAGCCCCTGAGCGTGCCCCCACAGTGCTAACAGCGTAAACCTCCGCGGTATAATCGCCAGCATCAAGAAGCGGAACATCCCAAGCGTTTCCCAGAACATCAACATCAAAGACCGTTCCGCTTGCGCCGATTA